TCACAGGGGGCGTAGTTGACGACTAACGTGCTGCGTTTGCTCCTGCTGTGCGCGTGCCTGCCAGTGTGCCGTTTCGTCGGCTGGAATGCCCCACGCTTTGCCGACGACGGCGATGCTTCGGACGCAGTCATCGGCAAGTTCCTTGCTTCCGTTCTCCTGCAGATGGGCGATGGCTTCGTTCGCCAACTGTTCCTGCAGCACCCTTGCGTTTTCAATTGTCATTTTAAATCCTCCCAGTCTATTTTGGGCTTTGCCCGTGTCAACACAATGGCACATACACTCGGCATGTGTATCCAGCAATACCAACAAAAAAGCTTGCCCTAATTCTACGTTTTGCCGAGGGCAAAAAAGAGCCGCTTTCCCGAAAAAATCTCGGAAAAGCGGCTCGAAATGCCTTGGGTAAAGGTACAGTTCCATTGAATTTGCCCGGCACGGCAGTCGGCATCTTTTTGTCAGGCCTCCAAAAATGGGCGCAAAAAATCCCAGAAGTCGTTGAAACTTCTGAGCTTTTTTGCGTAGGCATCTATTTTGGTGCCCCTTCATGGCAAAGAACCGTAATTTTGATAGAAACCCGTTAAGGGGGTGCAACTACGGTTTAGAGGGGGGTGCAGTCCTCAATTTAGGGGGGTGCAGTATTATTGGCACTTACAGCTTTAATAGAGTCTCCCATGCGGCTGGGAGATTGTTTTTTGTTAAATCGACTCGTCTCAGAAACTCCTTGCAATCAACGAGTTCAAACGTTTCGACCTTCTTCCTATTTTCTATGGCTCTGGCATATTTTACAGCATCGGGGGAATAATGATCTGCTGTAGATACAAAAATGCACCCCTTGATGTTGTCATAAAGCAGCGAACTCCCCATTAACTCACGGAGGACTGTTACCCCTTCAGTTGCATTAGGGTTTTCATGTCGCTTGATTTGAAGCAGAATTTGATTACCGCTATCATCAACTAAAAGACCGTCTTTCCCGCCATCGCGCGTTTTCCCAAAAGCGTACACTTTACATGAGGGGTAAAAATCTGAAAAAACGGAACGTACTAAGTCTTCCATTTTATGCGGATTAATAGAATAGATAAGCTCCGGCTTTTTGAGCAGCTGATGTCTCAATGCGTCAACTGGCACAGCGCAGGATGAATTGTCATATTGTCTAAGTATTGCAGATGAATATTCCAAATCCGATGCACGAATGCCATCCGCAACTGCATCGCTGCTGTTTTGGTACTTATACTCCCACCAACCACATATAGGGCACTGGACAACTTCTTCCCGCTGGTTAAAGGATCCAAACAGCCAATCTGGATAGTCATCTACAGACTTTTGATAAATTCGGTTGTTGATTTTGGTGTGGCAAAAAGGGCAAACGGCATTGTGCGAAAACAATGGAAGCCCGGAGTCAACCAAAACATAGTCTACAACGCCTTGGTGCGCCTTCTCGGTTACATACTCTTTGTAGTCCAAAATCATAAGTGTCTCCTCTTAGTTATGTCGCGAAAAAGCAGCCTGAATAATTTCTGACAATAATTCTACCATAGAAAACAGATTTTGCATAGCGAAAAGCCCGCCAACAAATGTGGCGGACTTTTCACTTTATGGGTTTTATACATCAATCTCTGTTCCACCCTGGAATTTGAATGTCATCCGTCCATCAGCGTGGACGGTCGCCGTATCGATGATGGTCAACCAGAGCTTATCGTCGAAATCGGTGAGAGCATCCAGTTCCTGCACCTCGAACATAAATGCTCCAATGGCTTCTGCCTGGGCTTCCCGAGCAGCCTTTGTTGTACGGAGCTGCTCAAGCTGTACCTTTGTCTTTTCGTATCGCTCTACAAAACCGTTGTACCGTGCGGCATATTCTTCCTGGTTCTGTGCCGTTTGCGAATTCTCCGCAATGCAGCGTTTTGTCAGTTCGGTCACAACCTCGATCTCCTCAAGCAGGCTCTCAATTTCAGCATCGATACCCGCGCAGTCCGTCAGAGTAGCCTGCATCAGTCGGCAGTCCTCAAGGATGTTGTCTTTGCTGTCGAGGATGGCATTAAAGGCGACAATGAACCGTGCCTTGATGGTTTTCTCGTCCAAATGAGGCGTTTCGCATTTGTGTTCACCCTTGAACTTGTTATTGCATTGCCAGATGACTCTGCGGTATTTTGAGGTCGAGTTCCAGACCTTTGAGCCGAAGAAGGAACCGCAGTCGCCGCATATGATGCGGGAGGAGAAAATGCTCTTCCCGCTGTATTGACGGCTGATCCGTTTGCGCCGCTCAAATTCAACCTGAACCTTGTCGAATTCATCCGGCGTGATAATCGGCTCATGGCTGTGTTCCACATAGTACTGCGGCACTTCGCCCTCATTGACTTTTTTCTTTTTCGTGAGGAAATCGACCGTGAAGCATTTTTGAAGGAGTGCTGCGCCCTTGTATTTCTCATTTTGGAGAATGCTTTCCACCGTGCTGGTCTGCCAGCGTTGTTTTCCAGATGGGGTCGGAATTGCGTCCGCTGTCAGCTCCTTTGCAATGGCCCCCGGAGTCAGCCCTTCCATAAACCGAGTGTAAATTCTGCGGACAATGACAGCCTCTTCCGGCACAACTTCGGGAAAACCGTCCGCTCCCTTGCGGTAACCGAGGAACTGCTTGTATGGTAGGTTGACCTTGCCATCGGCAAACCGTTTCCGCTGTCCCCATGTGACATTCTCTGATATGGAACGGCTTTCTTCCTGTGCCAGACTCGACATGATGGTCAGCAGCAGTTCGCCCTTGCCGTCAAAGGTGTAGATGTTCTCTTTTTCAAAGTAGACCTCTACGCCTTTTTCTTTCAGCTTGCGGATGGTTACCAGGCTGTCGACCGTGTTTCGGGCGAAGCGGCTGACCGATTTTGTGACGATGAGGTCGATTTTACCGGACATGGCATCGGCAATCATCTCATTGAAGCCGATGCGGTGTTTCGTGTTCGTGCCGGAGATGCCCTCGTCGGTATAGACCTTAACGAACTCCCATTCGGGGTTGCGCTGAATGTACTGGGTATAATAGTCCACCTGCGCCTCATAGCTGGTAAACTGCTCATCGCTGTCCGTGGACACTCTGGCGTATCCGGCGACCCGCCGTTTCTGTTTTGCCACCCCGGAAAGGTGTGTCAGCGGATTGATGGTCGGTGGAATGACGGTGACCGACCGTGCTGCTGTTCTGCTCATTTTTTGCTCCTCCTTGCCTGCAGTGCCCGTTGGCGCGCCTGTTCTTTCATTTCCGGCGTCCAGCTTTCTGCTCTGGAGCGGTCTGCCCATCGTTTAACGATTTCCGAACCGTCATCCATGCAGAACACGACTACATTATTATTTTCTGCTCTGATTGCCGTTATTTTGCTTCTGACCGTATCGGGGTCAAAGTGTGTAACCCCCAGTACCTCACACGTGAGGGCATCAAGCGTTTCTTCCGGGATTCGCTTTGCAGCGCATTCAGATTTTCCCTTGGTCTGGAATGTGGTGCAATTCCAATAATGCTTTTTTCTGTAAGTTACGCGCTTATATGTGTTGCCGCACAGCCCACAGTGAATCAGCCCTGTAAAGGCGGAATGAGTTGGCTTCTTACGGTTTGCGGTCTGCTGCGCCAGCATTTTAAGCCGCTTCTGTGCCTTATCAAATGTTGCCTGGTCGATAATTGGCTCATGCGTTCCCTCGGCGTAGTACATCGGAAGCTCTCCTCGATTTGGTAACAGCTTCTTTTCAATGTGGTTATTGCGGTACTGCTTTTGCAGGAGCGCATTTCCGAGGTACTTTTCATTAAATAAGGTATTCCGCATCCGCTCTGCACACCAGGTTCCGCCCAGGACGCCTCTGTATCCTCTGGCATCAAGGTCGCGGCCAATGGAACTCATACTTTCGCCCTCGTTGAACCGTGCAAATATCTCACGGACAATGGCGGCATCCTTCTCATTCACCTGAACGCCGTCTGCGGTAATGTTATAGCCGAACAGGAAACGCAGATTGGCAAGCTCTCCGTTCTCAAACGCTTTACGGATGCGCCACTTCTGGTTTTCACTGGCCGACAGGCTTTCTTCTTGCGCATAGGATGCCAGAATGGTCAACATTAGTTCTCCGTCCGCGCTCATGGTATGGATGTTCTGCTCCTCAAAGAATACATCAACACCCAGGCTTTTTAGTTCCCGGACAGTTTCCAGCAGTGTGACCGTATTTCTGGCGAAACGGGATATGCTCTTAGTAATAACAAGATCAATGCGCCCTTGTCGGCATTCCTGGATCATGCGCTGGAAACCGGCTCGTTCTTCCTTGGTGCCGGTCACTGCTTCATCGGTGTATACGCCGCAGTACATCCACCCGCTGTGATCCTGAATCATTTTGCTGTAGTAGCTGACCTGCGCAGACAGCGAGTGGAGCATAGCATCCTTTCCCGTAGAAACACGAGCGTAAGCGCAGACACGCAGCGCCTTTGGCTGTGCGGGAATTAGGGTACCGACCCTTTTTACAACTCTCTCCATATAGTTCACCCCCTTGGTGTGTGACATATTACCTCTGAAAGTGGGCTATATCCAGCGATTTCAGCGGAATATACTACACGAAGATATGCCGTATTTTTCGGCAATAATTGTATCGATCTTAGCGTACTCTTTGTCTGAAATCAGCCCCTTGGAACGCATACTCCGGGCGAGAGCCATCGCTGTCTGATAGGCAAACAGCCGCTTATCATAATCACTCATGGTTGGCCTCCTTCCTGCGGAATTTCAAATAGCAGTCACGGGAGCAGAATTGGCGACGGGCGTTGCCATAGCTTTCAAACTGCTTTCCACAATTCCGGCAAGTGAGTGTGTAGTACGCTTTTCGCTGCACTCTTTCTGGATGTGCGTTCCACCACGCCATTCGGCAGGCATCTGAGCAGAACATTCTTTTCCGTTTATGCGGTGTCTGCGCAAGCGAGGCCTGGCAGTTTCGGCACAGACCATTTGGGTCCGGAAGTGCCTCGACCTGCACGGGATGCCTGGCACAGAAAGACTTTACCGTATTCTGAGCAAGTCCTGTTTCTGCCGCGATCCGTTTATATCCGTAACCCTTGTATTGCAGAGCGATGATGCGGCTGCGTTCACCATCTGTCATAAAAACACCTCGTTTCTGAGGGTATAAATACTCCTCCACAGGTAGGCCACGGCAAAAGGAAAACGGGACGGTTATAGGCAAAAAAATTAAGCCCTCCACGGAAAATCCACAGCGGGCTACCATCAACTTGAAATTACTATGCTTTCATGATATAATTTTAGGGACGTTGGTAGCATAGCACACCATTTTATTCTTAGAGCGTGACTCTGGAAAGGAGGTAGTGCTATGGACGTTAAGGTCATCATCGACTATAAAGTCGTTCTGGCTCTTGGCGTGATCGCTGTCGGTACCATCTTCGCTTTGCGAATGGAACCTGATGCGATCAAGGAGGTTTCGATCTATGCGATCGGTACTGCTCGGAACCGTGCAATGGCTAGCGGTAGCGTTTGCTAGATTCCCTGCGTCAGGGCACATAATCTTCGGGTTATGTGCCTTTTTGTTTACAGCTTTCCAAGGTGTACTTGTGCGTATAGGGGGCGCTCATGAAAAAAATATATGAAAAGAGCTTCACTGAGTTAACCGAACTGGTTAGAGATAGTAGAAATAATTGCATTCGGAGAACAGATGAATTCTTTACGTCAGTCAATTCCGTATTGAATCTGGGAGATACTCGGTTTATTAGCTATTCCAATATGGTTGGGACAAGCGAAATGCGTGCGGTAAAAGTGATCGAGCGACTCGCTGTTACCCTCATTGAAGATAGGAAAATAGCGGGGTTTTCATTGTATCCAGTTGACCTAGCGTTCAGAAAGATGGATTTACGGGAACAAGCTAAATCCAGGCCATTCCAGCTTGTGCTAGAAGAAGGAGACAGAAAGTATGGGATTATTTTCTGTGTTCCGGATGATGAACATAAGTACTATTCATGCTTCACAGAGGGCAAGTATGCTGTTAATGGAATCAAGTTTGTAAAACTTATCGATCCTGATAAAGAGGCATATAATGCCCTCATCCAATGTGTAAATGACTTCAATAAGAGAGCAGGAATCCTCGTTGAGCGGGTTACCATTCGAAAGTTTTGGACGCAGTATTTTGGGCATGACGAATTCGATTTGCTGATTGAATTTTTAAATGCATTCAACGAAAAAGCCAAGGAAATCATTGGATTCAGCACTGTGGTTACCCCCACAGATGCTGCTCTAAAAAAATTCAGAGCAAAAACCGGTGAGATATTGCGAACAACTCCGTACGCCAGTGTATTCCCAGATAGTGTATATCAGCCACAAATTGACATCATGACCAGAAATTATCTCGATCGTGGTCTGTGGAAAGCAATGGTGGGAACGGCAGATTTTGCGATTAGTTTTATTACATCCGAATGGAATTTTCAGATGTATGAGTTGACAGAAAATATGGATTTAACAAATATTGTGGCTGGGTATTTAAAGTCGGTAGAACAGTTGCTTTGGACTATCATTAGATTTCAAACAAAGAAACCGTTCCAAATTAAAGCTAAAAACGGTGGGCTGATAGAATACTCCGCAAATAATGAGGATGTTGTTAATACTACCTTGGGTTCACTTGAGGAAGTCTTAATCCATAATAGTTGGATGTTTGATGTGAACTATTATGCCAGAACTCATGTGACGGCAGCCATCAAAGAATGGCGAACAAGACATAGGAATGGCTTTTTTCATAAAGATAACCTCCAAACAATTGATAAGGTTCAAGAAATCCGCAGCCAAACATTACAGCTGTATTTCTTGATTCTTGGTAGCTGTTCAATTGGTGATGAGGATTTCGCCAAATTGGGGATTGAAGCAACTACATAATTCCTCAAAGTGAGCTTTTCCGGTAAGCTGTATAGTAGTGTCTCAGCTGAGTCCAAAAATGAAACTCGAATTTAGAAGAGTACCCAATTAAACGAACAAACAGGAAAGCCCATCGAAGAGAAAATACTCTTCTCGATGGGCTTCGGTTTACTTTTTTGGGATACTCCCTCGCAGATAAGCCACGGCAGAAGGAAAACTGGACGGTTATAGGCAAAAAAATAAGCCCTCCACGGAAAAATCCGCAGAGGGCTTAACTGAGGGTTAAGAATCTGACTCTCAGTATGTTTACTTCTGGAGCATATCGTGATACCGTTTAAGCATCACGCAGAACTGTTCACGGGTGAGATTTTCCCGCAGCTTAAGGTTACCGTTTGAATCCCCAAGCAGAAGGCGGTTTTCCAACGCCCAGTTCACAGCGTCCTTCGACCACGCGGCAGGGGTGTTGTCCAACGATGCCGGAGCCTGATTGCCCAGCGCCGCCGTGACCTTTTTTGCAAGGTCGCCCATGCGGGCATACATCCAGTCGCCGGGGCAGGATTTATTCGCAAACCATCTGTGGACGGTTAGCACCATCTCATCCGGTGCGGGCGTATAGCCGAGCGTCTTGTCCTTATCGCCCAGCCAGAGCAGCTTGGTTTTGCCGTTGCGTTTGCAGATGTCGGTGCAAAGCTCAATGAGTCGCTGGTACACCACATCTTTGAACGCATAAGGCTCAGTGGCATCACTGGCACACTCAATTGTCACGGCTCTCTGGTCGTTGGCAGCGGAGGACGAGCACCAGGAACGGTTCTTCTCCTCCACATACATCCCGACTCTGCCGTCCACGCCAATGCCATAGTTGGAGCTTGCCTGACGGGATGTCGGCAGGAATACATTTCCCAGTGTTTCCACGCTGCACTGACCCACCACGCAGTGGGGTGTGATGCGGTCAATGCTGTGGGTGCGCTGCCCGGAGTGGTTCGGGCTGAGCTTGGTGTAGGATACCAGAGGGCTGTTCGTGTAAGCCATTACTCTTCACCGCCCTTTTCATCGGTTGCGCGGTCATGCAGCTGCTCCAGGACTGCTTTCAGCTTTTCGGGGATCGGCAGACCCAGGTGCGCGGCGTTTTCCAACAGGCTCACACCCTCATTGGAAAGGTAGAAGAAAATGACCGCCGTTCGCAGAACCCCTGTCCCACCGAGCACATAGACATCCAGAATGTTTCCAATGCCCACAAGGGTGAAAATCAGCACCTTCCGGCAGATGCCCTTGAAGCCCACCGCACTGGAAAGATTCTTGTCCGAGATGGCGCACAGAACGCCGGTAATGTAGTCAATCACCACAAAGGCAATCAGGGCATACAGAAATCCGTCCACTCCGCCGAGAAACCAGCCGAGAAAGCCGCCCAGAGCAGCGAACGCGACCTGAATGCCATTCCAAATCTGTTTCATATTCGTTTCCTCCTTATTCCTCTGTAAAATGAACAAACGGCGTCAGCAGCCCGATGTCGTTTGCGGATAACAGCAGTTTTTCCGTGATGGGAATGTCGATAGCTTCCACCTCCGGAGTGACCTCCATTGCTAACAGTTCTTCCAATTCGGCAACTGCTTTTGACTCGTTTTCTGCTGAAAAATCAAAGCTGCCATCCTCCTTTGCCGTGCCGTATTTTTCAAAGATTTTCTGCCGCTGTTCGGCAAAGAAATCCGCCTCCTTCTGCAAGACGGTAATCATGCGCTTGAGCTTGTAGGCAAGACGAAGCTGCAGATCTCCGGCAGACAGCTTGGACAACGCCGGAACCGCCAGAACGATTTCTTTCAGTTGTACTTTCATGTTCGTTTTCCTCCTTAAGTGCCGATCAGCCCGTATTTCACAAGGATGCCGACCAGGTTGTTCAGAATTTTCAGATAGTTGGATGAGGTCGCCGCCGAATAGCCCATATTCTGCGAGTAGGTGCTGAGCGTCTGCCGTGCGATGGGACTAGCGGAAAAGAAACCGATCCTTGAGCTGTTGCTTGAGCCGATTTTCACCTGCACAGAACCGAGATAGGCGTAGTGCCAGTAAAGGCTTGACGTACCGAGGTAAAAGGGGTACGAGGTGCTGCTTGAGGACGGCTTCAGTTCGCGGGCAGTATTTGCAGTGATGTAATAGCTGGTGCTGCCGCCCATCTTGACTTCTGCTCCGGCCATGTTGGGGTCAGAACCACCGCCAATGACTGTGCCGTTGACGCAGAGCTTTCCTGCACTGGCGGAAAG